GGTGCAGGTGCCGGTGCTACTGGAGCACTTTGACTTGTAGCAGTTGCTTGTGGGCTGGCCGCTTTTTGCGGATCGCCTGTACGTGCAGCCATACCGCTTGGACGGAAGTAGTTGCTCCAACGTTCTGCATCATATGCTTCGCCGTCTACTGACGCTTCAAACATTTCTGTTAGAATCTTAACACCAGCTTCATCTGGCTTTTTAGGAAGGAAGTCATTTAGATTGAACAACCCGTGTGTATTTACTGCTGCCATCTCTGCATCACCTAGCGGACGATCTCGACGTGCCCAGTTACTTGCACCATAATCGGCATAACCACCTTTGGAACCTTTTGATAGACGGAAGTCAACGCCAGCAGTATAATCTGTTGGCAGTTCTTCCATATCTGGATCCATTAGTGCTGCTTTAATAAGTTGGAAGATTTGTGGACCGATAATAAAGCGTCGGATTGGATTTTCTGGAGACTCGTCGTTAAGTGGATCGTCAGTTACAAAACCTTGGAAAATATAGCTACGCTTTTTCCAGTACTTACGACCCATGTCTTCAAGACTTGCGTCTTTAAACCAACCACGTACTTCTTGTAGGATTGGACATGACTCTCCGTACATTTCCATACACGGAACTTGTACTTGTACAGGGCGTGAATCTGTTTCGCCTTTAACTCCTGCAAAAGGAAGTTTGATCATCAAACGTTCTTTCCAAAAGAAAGTATTGTCTTGATCGCCATCTGGCAAGAAACGAATAGTTGCCTGTTCGCCTTCTTTCATGTTCCAAAATGGGTAAATCGCATTGTCACCGCCTGATGTACGGTTGCCGCCTGCGCCGGCTTCTTGTTCTTTGAGCTTTGCTCGAATTTCTGCTAATGATGCCATAGTGCCTTTTCTCCTATATGTTATGCCTATGTTAGAACAACCGATGTTGCTCTTGTGCCTGTTTGTGTGTAGCACTCTTATATACTACACGTTTAGTTATGACTTGTCAAGTATAAAATGACAAGTTTTATTAGAAGTTAGCTAATTATTTTAAACCAGCTAACGATGTGATTCTATCTAGTTCTTGTGATTCACCCATAGATTGTATATCTTGCCTTACAAAGTCAATAATGAATTTAGGTTCGACTCTAGCAGCTTTCATCAGTCTTGCTGCTTCAGGATTATCAACTGGGCCTGCCATTGCTTGCCTAATTAAGCTCATCTGCTGTTGAGCGTTTGTCATTGTTTTGTTGCCACCGCCGTGCTTTTGAATTTCTCTGCTCATATTGATTAACTCCATATAGAGTTCTAGCAAGAATGCACCACCTTGTTTTCCGTTGAATGGACGATTTGGATCACTTGCTATTTTATTTTTGAATGCAAGGTTTTCATATCTTTGAGAAATTTTCATTGCTTTATCGACAAAGTCTTGAGGTCTTGCACTGTTGGCTCCGATCATACGACTTAAAAAGTTTTCTTCTACCTCTACTTCGCCTAGTTTTTTCTGTTGGTATTTTTCAAATACTTGACCTAGACGTTCTATGAACTGACTTGCTGGTTTGATATACTGATCACCATATGATTTTTCAACCATAGTTAATACAGCCGTTTCGCCTTTTGGAAATACGCCTTGTTGCCTATCGTAGTAGCTTAGGATAAACTCGCCTAGTGGAGTTTTTGATTCCTTTGTTTCTTCGTCATTGTCGTCTTGTGCTGCTGCCGCAGCGGCCATACGAGCAAGTTTTACATCTTCCCAATCGTTTTTGCCGTCGCCGTTGCGATCGATTTGCCCGTCTTTAGCTTCAACTTGCGCAGTAAAGTTATCTGAAAACTGTCCTAGAAGTTTGTCAAATGCTGCATCAATAGCTGATTCGGTATTCATGCCTGTGCCTCTGGTTGCGCCTGGTGTTGTTGGACTTGCACCAGTATCAACTGTTGGTGCTAACTTATAAGTAAATCCATTACTCATAGGATGGATTGTATAATCAACATCTTTTTCAAACTTAGGTTTCATTTGTCCTGGTTGTGCAGCTAGTTCTTCTTCAGCAGCTTGTTGAGCTAGTGCAGGAGTTTTAAATACTGGCGGCCTTGCTTGTGGACGTATACTAGTTTTTGGAGCTGTTGGTTTTGCTTGTGGACGCATGTTTGATGGATCCATTTCCATATCGCCACGTGGCGGATACACATCTGCTTCTGCCATAATATCATCAAACGTCAGGTCTTCTGATGCAGTTGCTTCGCCTACTAGTTTATAAATGTAAGGAAATACATCTTTTAAATCTTCATTAAACTGTTTGATAGTAAGTTGATCAATCCAGTTATTTGCTACAGATTCTGGCACTTCAGATTCTTCAATAACTACAAACTCTTCAAATGCTTCTTTGTACATTGTAGGTTTTTGTAATGTTTGTACTCTTTTCTTGACTGTAGCAATACGTTCATTTATTGTGCCCATATGTTCAGCAAGACTTTCTGCCATTACACTACTACGACCCATATAAGTTTTAAACTTACGGAGATTGGAAAGTTCTTCACTTAAACTAGTAATATGTTTACCAAAATCATCATATGGATGGCCACCTTCACTAACATGTATTGCCATTGCTCTTGCACCACTAAGATGTTTAAAAGGATATTTAAATCGTTCGCCGTGTGCATTTTCAATAAAAAGAGATCCTATCTTTTTATTTCTACTTTCGCCTTCGATAATGTTACCTGTGTGTTTTATTGAAAGTTTAGCATTTCCAAATTTTTGAAAGCTAGTTTTGTGAGTGCCATACATTTTAGACTCTGCCATTTGTGTTTCTCCGCGATTTACTACCATACTTGCATAATCTCTTTTTGTAAAGTTAGTTCGATTAATATCTCTAACTTCGAAGTTTAATAAACGTTTTTTTGAAAACATTCTCATTTGTTTTAAAAAGTTAAACCATTCTTTAGTTTCTTCGTCGCCAGCGTCTTCTGTAAAGTCTTTGTTATACATTATAGTTACACCAGATTTTTCATCAAGTGAAACACTTACTTTACCTAAGTTATTGTTTTGACTTTTAAAATCAAACTCATAAAATCTTGCAAGACTAGGAGCACTTGTTATATTTCCTTCTGCATCACCGGTGGTTACGCTGGAATAACGTCCTCTAATCTCATTAAAAAGTTGTTCTGCTACTGTATCTAAGTTTCTCATTATATACTATTTATCAATAACTGCTACTAACAAAGATCGGCATTGGCATTTCATAGTTCTCATCTGCTTCAATTTGATTAAATGTTTCATATACAGTCGGATCCCAATCCTTCATTACACTCATAATTCGCAATGTTAATAATAAGCTACTAACTAGATCGTCATGGTGTCCTGGTTTAGCTTGAAAACTGCTGCCGGAAGAAATAAATGCTTTTAGTTCACTAATCAATGCTTTACTATTTAGAGTAAGTTTATCATTTTCAATCATTGTTTTAAGTCTAGCACATGCTGTTGTTTTACTGCTATGAGTTGTGTTAAACCCTTTGCGAAACTTTCTTACGTGTCCTTTTTTCATTGGTTCACTAATAAACAACCCAGGAATATTTTCTTCACCAAAATCATTAATAACAAGTAAACATGCTTCACCGATTCCATTGTTTTCTACACTCCAATATATATTATTAGTAGATTTAGTTTCACTTTCAATATATTTGCATACATCAGCAAGCACTCTAACCTGCCCTGGTATAGCAGTTGTATTGTGTTGCCATTCTCCTATTTGTTCGTAACCAGGAAGTTCAATAATCTGTATTGCAGCATAGTCTCCTCCTGTGCCCATACTTGGGTCAAGAGCTACTACATAGGATTTTTTTGGACTAGGTTTTTTATACCAACGTACTTGACCCATATTGATAATAGGATTTGCACCTTCCATTACAGCAAGTTTTATACTGTTGATAAGTGTTTCGTCAAATATCAAAAACTCGCAGCCGTATTCACGTCTAAACTTTTCTTCTCCAATACGTCCTATTTCTTCTTTCTTCCACTCTTCGTCTCTGTCTGGATGTTCATGCCACTCTGCAATAAAACTATGAAATCCGTTTATACCTACATCTTGTTCGTTGCCGTATTCATCAAACTTTTGTTCTGCTTGTTTCCAAATAGTTGCAAAGGTATCTTCATCTGAGTTTGGTGTGCTTGTAATAATAGCTCTACCACCTGTTGCTAGTGTAGGTGATATTGATGTCCAAAACTCTTCAGCAATGTTTGGTTGCACAAATGCAAACTCGTCACAGTATAGTAACGAGATACTCATACCACGTCCTGTGTTGCCTGTTGTTGTTTGACTAACTATTCGACTTCCGTTTTCAAACTCAATACTGCCTTTGTTGTAACTTGTAACACCTGCTCTAATATGATCTGGACAAGTTTCATACACAAAGCGTATACGTGACATAATCTCCTGCGCACCTGTATATTTGTGTGCAGCAATAAGAATAGTTTGATCTGGATTAAACATTGCAAACCATGCTAGATAGATTGCAGCACATGTAGTCTTGCCTGTTTGTCTAGGCATCATATTAATGTTGAATCTAAAACTATGATAACTATCCATTAACCCTAGCTGATACTCATAAGGATCAAACAGTAGTTTACCTTTAGTTGGGTGTTGTATATAAGCAAACTTACGTGAAAAATGCAAGTATCCTGTATCCGGATCCATGCAAGCTAGAAGATCTTCAACTTGTTCTTCGGTAAATGTTTCTTTTCTATTCGCCTTTTTGATTAAGACGCCGTCTAATGATGCTGCCATACAATATTTATTCAAAAAAATAGCGCCCGGAGGCGCTATTGAGTTGGGGGAATATTTTGTTAATCTTCTTCTTTTGCTTTTTTCATCAGCATTTTTACAATCTCTGGAGTTAAAGATGATTTCTTGACAACGTCTCCCATGTTGTTAGCAGCAAATCCGCTGCCACCAAACTCAGCCAATACCTCGCCAAGTCTTGAAAGTGCATTTGCCATCATCAAACTAGTATCATCAGTTCCTGACATATTTGAACTCATATCCATCATTTTGCGTCCAAGATTGTTAATATCTTTGTGCTTGTTTTCAAAGTTACTAGGCACATCATACTCTGCTACTTCTTCGTCATCTTCGTCTTCAGCATCACGTTGTGCAATAGCTTGACTCATAGGTTCTGTTTTATTGCCGTCATTGTCTAAATCAGGAAAGTCTGGTCTTGCGCCTGCTTGTTTTTCAGCAAGTGCTTTTGTAAGCATTGCATGAATACTTTCTTTTGTTGTATTCATTGGATTGTCGCCACCTGCTGTAGCTGGGTGTGATCCTTTTTCTTTGTGTAAATCATCACCGCTTGGAATCATATCACTTACATCGCCTGCATTTGATCTCATGTATTCGTCATCTGGTTCTGTAGTTGCGTCTCCAAAACCACCTTCGTAATCTTCTTCTTCTTTTGAAATCATTTTAATGGTATCTGCCATTGATGGTTCTTCAGGACTACTTGATCCACAACCTCCCATCGACTGGCTTGGACTGTGCATTTCGCCGCATATCGGACAAGCACCATCGTCCTGATTAATATCATCAACGCCGACTTCTTTTGCATCTGTGCCTGCTAGTTGCATAATGCGTAGTAGTTCTGAAACCTCCGAAGCACTCTCTCCATTTACACTAATATTCATATTAGCTTCGTTTACTTTTTTCATATTAGTCTCCTGACTGTTCTTTACGAGCTGTCTCTAATTCTTTTAGTAGGTTCATTACTCTATCTTCGCCAACTGATTCTTGTGCGCTTTCGCCACCCATGTCTTCAACTGTTAACTTTGCAACATATACATCCGAAGAAGTTTCTTCTTGGTACAACTCTTGCGGCTCATTTGGATTACGTACAATAATATGACTTTGTTCAACACCGCAACATTGTCCAATGTACTCTTGAAGCACTTGTACTGTTGTTGGGTATGCACAACTTATTTCAAAGTATGTAGCTTCGCAATTTTCTAACTGTGGAAAATCTAATGGACGCTCTTGTATTGGTGTTTTTTTACCAGCTGCAATTTGAGAGCATCCGTATTTTTGTAAACTGGTTTCGAGCATATCCTCAAAGTTTTCAGGCAGCTCACCAGCTACACCGATCTTAAACTCGTATGTTTTTTTACTCTCGGTTAAATAATCAGCAAAGTTTTTCATTATTGTATTCCTACTTTATGTTACTATTTATCATTTTTCATGCCTTTTAGTTTCTCTAAAAGACTATTTCGATCCGAGACAACATAACCTTCACCGTTGACTATAGCACCGTCGCCTGGGCTGCTGTCTCTGTCCATTTTTTCTTTTTTAAGTTGTAGGTCAATCATTTTTAGTTTCTTGTCCATTTTAGCAACTTTAGCATCTAATGATGTTTTGAGCATTCCTCCGGCAACTTCAAATACTCTACTAGCATAACGTGATTCTACATTCATACCCAAGTCCATTAAATCATCGTATGCTTCTAATGCACGTGATGCAATATCTTCGAGTTCGTCGTCTGCTTTTTGTCCAAGTCCTTTGACAGCCGGCAACGCACTTGCAATCTTGTCAAACTCTGCAATATCTCTAAAAGTTTCTTCTTGTGCAACAACTGCCTGTTCTTGTGCTTGTTGTTTAATATCATCGTTGTCCGGAAGGTTTAACATTTCTTCAAGTTTTTTTGTCATAATAGTTTTCCATTATATGCTACTATTATTTATC